ATGGTCGACGCTCCGGGTAAATTGTTGGTCATTGTAACGCCGCGGGCATTATCTGCCCATGGCCTTGTTTATCGCTTCTTGCGTAATCTTGAGCTTGTTAAACAACGGATACAAGCGGCGCAATGCTTGGGTAAGGGCGTCCACTTGGTCATCATTGGCCGCCGCCGGGAACCCGGTCAACTCCCCGACCAAATCTTTCACCCATGGCGCCGTGTCCGGGTGCGGAATCCACACGTTCCCCGCTTCCCAATAACTGGTAACGGCATGCGCCCGCGCCAGCTTGGAGCCGTCCGGTTCAATCGGAATAATACCCGGCACGCTGGCTTTCAGGGTATCAATTACCGCCGGGCCGTTCGCCTTGTCTTCAATCAAAACTTCTTTGGTGCGCGACCATGCGGCACGCAAGGCGACGACTTCCTTCACGGTCTTGGTGAATGACATGCGGGCGCGGACTTGCGCCAGCAAATAGGCATTAGCGCCAGCCTTGCCCCACACCTGGCCCACAACAAAGTCGGTGCCGTCCGTGTCCTTAAACGTGCAATCCCAAGAGGCCAGCACCTTGTCGAATTTGGCGGGCAAGTCTTTGGGCAAGTAATAGCGCAAGCCCGATTCCTTGAACACGTTGCCACCCAGCGGCCGCGGGCATTGTTGGTACATGGCCGCCCACCAGTATTCCGAAAATAGCCCTTTGACCTCATGCAGAAAGGCCAGGCTCTTGAGTTCGGGGACCAGGGGGCCGGGCGGCAAGTTCGGGTTATAGCCGACCTCTCCCGGCAAGTTGATTGCCGGGAAACGCAACACGGTAAGCCGCGGGTCGCCTTTGAAGTGGTTGCAAATGCGGGCGGGCAAATCGTCTTCAGCCCAGCTTGTCGCCATGATGATTTGCCCGGAGTTCTCCGAAAGCCGGGTCGTGAAAACGGTTTGATACCAGTTCCAATGCCCTTCCTTCGTGGTGGGGCTCAAGGCTTCTTTTTCGTTCTTTACCGGGTCGTCAATGATGCCGATATCAACCGGGCGCCCCGTGAGGCCAGCACCAACGCCGACGCCCAGGTATCCGCCAGCGCCGCCGGGCGCCGTAAATTCCCCGGTGCGGTTGACGTCATAGCGGCGCCGTTCGGCGGCCACAGGGAATAGCTTTTTATGTTCGTCGGCGGCCAGGTTGCGCCGCACGTCTTGGGCCATGGCGCCCGCGAGTTCGTCCGAATAGCTGGCCGCACCGACCCGCCAGTCCGGGAAGCGCCCCAGGATATATGCCGGCAATTTGCGGCTGACAATCTCCGACTTGCCGTGCTGGGGCGGGGCTTGCAAAACGAGAATAGGGCGGCGCCCGGCGACCATGTCTTCGATGAACAGGTCGAGGGCCGCGCACACGGCCGCACTAAAGCCGCTTTGCTTATATTTTCGGTTCGTGAAATTGATATAGGCGGCCAGGGTGCGCCGCGCTCCCCGACGCCGTAGCAGTTCCGCCGCGGCTTCCTTCTTGCCAATCATTCGTCGGCCCCGTCCGCCTTGAGGATGGCGGCCAGTTGGTCGTCGCTCAAATCGTCCGCGGTGATATGGGCCAGGGGGACCGGGCCGCCGCCAGGGCCGCTAATTTCCTTGCGGTCGACCAGCATGCCCAGGTAACGGGAGATGTTCGCCATGGCGGCATCTTGGTCGCGGGTCAGAATCTTCAAGCCGTCTTTAGTCCTCTGTACGCCAGCATAAAGCCGTCGCGCCGGTCCCTTGAGTTTCCGGGTATCGGTGACGTGGACCTGTTCTTGACCCAGGCCGCCACACTCCGGGCAATCCGGGTTTGGCTCCGCGTTCGGATTGAACCCGAAGCCGCCCATGCCGTCCGGGGCTGGCTTGCCGGAATCCACAGCCTTGTCGACGGCGGCGCTGTATTCGGCTTCCGTCCACTGGTATTGATGGCCGAAGCCATGGCAATGACGGCAACACACGCGCCGCAATTGCATCAATTCGTTAGGGTCCGCCGTCGCTATGTCATGCCATTGGCGAAGAACCCACGCGGCGTCGATCTTGGCATGAATGGCAATTTCAATTTTGCGTTCCTCAATTGCTTCCTCAATTTCAGGATTTTTAAGAAGCGCATGGCCCGTTTGGCCGGCGCCGTTTTCGGAATAGCCGGCCCTTATCGCGGCTTGCGTCGCGTTGAAATCCTTGCAGTATTCCTGCACGAAGCGGGTTTGTCGGTCATTTAGGCTCATAGTGCCCCAATGATAGCGGCAAGCGGCCACAATTGGCAATCACAACGAACGGTCGCCCGGCGTGGCCTGGCCCGCTTCTTTCGGGCATTCTTGGGCGGGGTAGTTGGGGTAAATGCGGTGTGGTAACGTAACCTCTTGATTCTATTACTCTTTTTCTCTCTATACCCCTATACCCCTATAAATAATAATATTGTATACGTCAGGTCGTAAATATAGAGTATAGATATCTATATCTAAATAACGGTATACTGTATAGCAGACTTTGAGCATGCGGGGAGTTGGGGGTCGGGGTACGATTTTTAGGCCACCCCGCGCCATTTTTGGGCTAAAATGTCGATTCTTAAGATTTCTAAAGGATAAATCATGGAACGCAAAGAAGCGGCGGCGGCTGGTCTTAAGAAGTACAACACGGGTCGACCTTGCCGGCACGGTCACACGGCCGACCGTTATGTTGATTCCGGCGCTTGTTCGGAGTGTCTAAAAAAGATGGCCGCCAAAAATTACGCCACTTCCGCAATTGAACGGGAGTTGATAGCGTCGCGCACCAAGCAAATTTTTCTATTTACGAAGCTGTCAGGACTTCCCGCAATTAAGATGCTGGTCGACTCCATGGTCGCCGCACGATTGCCCAGCGTGGCCCCGGACGCGGCAAACCCGACGCCCTATTGGCAAAAACAGGTATCACGGGAAACCTACCAAATCAAAGTGCGCGTGCCGCTGGAAGACGTCGACGCCGCCTATGCGATGGCAAAAGCCATGCTTGAGCCTGAGCAAGTCACGTTGCCCAAACCCTACGCCGTCGAGGCGCCAAAATGAACAAATCGACCTTTATCCCCGCTTCGATGCTGGCGGAACTCTTCGACGGCTTGGTGTTCAACCTTGAGAAAATGCGGGTCGTGTTGCCGAACGGCCAGGAGTTGAATAAAGCCCGTTTCGACGTGCTGTTCGGCGGTCACACTTTCGCGCTTGATGCCGACAATATTCGCGTGACGCGGAGCGCCTGGCGGGCCTTCACGGCAAACGCGGCGTTCCGCCCGACCATCCTCTTCAAGTAGCCCACGGCGGCCCACGGCGGGGCTCCGTGTGGCATTTAGGCTGGTCAGCCAATCCAATAGGTTACGCGCTCTTTGCCGCCCGATTCGTAGCGGTTGACATTGATCGGTACACGGGCGCCGCGTTCCTCAAGTTTCGGGCTGACGTAGTTGGCCACGATACGGGCGGCTTCGGCCCGGCTCAAGCGCACATAGCCGCCAGCGCAACCAATGAACGCCTTGTCGTCTTCCCCTTCAATCGGGGCGTCGTTGCGGACGTGCAAGCGAAAGGAAGTGCCGGCCTTGGCGTTCTTGATGAACTTAACGGCGTCTTGGGTCTTGAATAGTTGGCTCATGGTTTGCGCTCCGGTTGTTTGTGTTGACGCCCTAGATATTAGATAAATTATTTATCTATGTCAACAAGAAAAAGCCCGCACGCGGCGGGCCTGTAAATTTGCGCTAGGTGGTCAGGATTCCGCCGGCACTTCATCTTCAACGCCCCCAATGTCCTTCAAGTAGCCAGGCGTTGTAATGCGCTTCCACCAGCACCAGGGCGGCCCGGTATTCAATCGCATGCACGTTGTCCCCGTGTTCGTCCTGCAGCTTACCTTTGAACTCTTCCACGGTGCCAAAGAAGCAACCGGCGCGAAGGAATACCCCCTTTTCCGTGAGGAACGCCGCTAAAACGTCTTGCCGCGAACCGATTGGGCCGACCGCGAAATACGGACGGTCGCCGGTCAACTTACCCGCGGCCCCAAGGTCCGCGCCGTAAAGGTTCGCGCCGTAAAGGTTCGCGCCGTAAAGGTTCGCGCTGCGAAGGTTCGCGCCGTAAAGGTTCGCGCCGTAAAGGTTCGCGCCGTAAAGGTTCGCGCAGGGAAGGTTCGCGCTGCGAAGGTGCGCGCTGCCAAGGTCCGCGTCCGAAAGGTTCGCGCAGCGAAGGTTCGCGG